CCTTGAGGTCTACATGAACTCGGTGCCGGTCGGCGTGATGTTGCAGATCGATGACCTTTCCAGCTCCATCAACGTCAGCGACAGCGGATCCACGTCCGGGAAGTTCCGGGAGCTGCTGGAGATTGTTGCCAGTGCGTTGGTTTCCTGGAACATCGAGGAGGAGGACGGCACTGCGGTGCCTGCCGACTTCGATGGGTTGTCCACGTTGGAGACGCAGTTCGTGATGGAGATCATCGCGGCTTGGTCTCAGGCGGTTGCGGGGGTTACGGGCCCTTTGGAGAAAGGCTCGACCTCTGGCGGGACTTTCCCGGAGGCTTCGCTGCCGATGGAACCGCTGTCGCCGAGCCAGGAGAACTAAGAAGGGCACGTTTTGTTCTGGGCGCGTGTGAACGGTTCGGGTGCCTGCCTTCGGCCCTCCTGAAGGAAGACGCCAGCTTTATGCAGATGATGCTGATCGAGGAGATGGGAAGGAGTCCTGACGATGGCCAACCTGGTTGAGATTCTTATCGTTGGTAAGAACCTCGCTGGCCCTGCCATGGACTCGGCCAACGCCTCTGCGAAGGGGCTGGGTGGCACCCTCGGAACGATGAGCAAGATCGCCACGGCCGGGCTGATCGGTATCGGCCTGGAGTCCGTGAAGATGGCCTCCAACTTCCAGTCTTCTACAGCACGGTTGGTGACCTCTGCCGGGGAGTCGGCTAAGAACATCGACATGGTCCGTAAGGGCATGCTGGACATGGCAGGGCAGGTCGGGGTTTCCGCCGACGACCTGTCTACCGCCATGTACCAGGTGGAGTCCGCCGGTTTCCATGGCGCTGACGGCCTTATCGCACTGAAGGCAGCGGCGCAGGGGGCTAAGGCTGAGGGTGCTGACACCACCGTCGTGGCTAAGGCCCTGACGGACGTGCTGGTTGACTACCACATGAAGGCGTCGGACTCGGCCAAGGTCACCTCCCAGATGATCACTGCCGTCTCCACCGGTAAGACCACGTTGCAGGAGTTCTCCGGGGCGTTCGCCAGCATCATCCCTGCCGCATCTGCTGCCGGTATCTCCTTCACCGATGTGTCTGCCGCCTTGGCGGCTATGACCAACCACGGCTTCACCGCGAACCGCGCCTCCGCAAACCTGGCACAGGCACTGCGGAGCATGTTGAACCCCACCAAGTCCATGGAGGGCGCGTTCAAGGAGTACGGCGTCTCGTCCGCCACGCTGAACGAGAAACTGAACGGGCCCAACGGCCTTACCGACGCCATGCAGTACCTGTCGCAGGCTGCGACAAAGGCGGGTAAGGAAGGAACCCCAGCATTCGCTGCGGCCCTGAAGCAGCTGATGGGTACCGCCCCGGGCGCTAACGCTGCTTTGGCCACGGTGGGCGCGAACTTCAAGGCCACCTCGGAAGCCATCGGTCAGATCGGTGGCGCCACTGCTGACGCCCAGGGCAACGTGAAGGGTTTCGCTGACGTCCAGAAGACGCTGGGTCAACAGGTGGATCAGCTGAAGGCTTCGTTCGACTCGTTCATGATCGAGCTGGGGCAGAAGCTGATCCCGATCATCACCGACGTGGTCAACTGGATGAACAAGAACCACGACGCGGTGGTGCTCATCATCGGGGCGATGGGTACGTTGATGGGCATCCTGGTGGCGTACAGCGTCACCATGAAGACCATCGCCGTGGTGACCGCGTTGTGGGAACTCGCCACAAAGGCCGCAGCCGCCGCCCAGTGGCTCCTGAACGTTGCCATGGACGCCAACCCCATCGGGTTGATTGTCCTGGCCATCGCTGGCCTTGTAGGGGCGTTCGTGCTGCTGTGGACGCACGTGCAGGGGTTCCGGGACTTCTGGATCGCCGTGTGGCACGACCTGGTGCAGTGGGCCAAGGACGGTTGGAAGCTTGTGCAGGAGGCGTTCACCTTCTTCCTGGGCTTCATTGAGAAGTGGTGGCCGGAACTGCTGGCACCGTTCACCGGCGGCATCTCCTTGATCATTGGGCACTGGAACGACATCGTCGGGTTCATCAAGGGCCTGGGGTCCAGGATCGCCAGTGCCGCAGCTGGAATGTGGGACAGCATCGTCAGCGGTATTGAGGATGCCTACCACTGGGTTGTCAACTGGAACATGGCCATCATCAACTTCGTGCTCGGCATGCCGGGTCGCGTCGCCAACGCTGTTTCCGGGATTTTCGACTCCATCGGGAACGCCGCCGAGTCTGCGTACAACACCGTGGTGGGCTGGATTGACCAGATTATCGGGGCCGCACAGAACGCCATCAACAAGGTTGGTGATGTGGGTAGCAGCATTCTCCACGCCGGTGGCGACGCTAACCCGCTGAACTGGCACTTCGCGCACGGCGGCATTGTTAGTGCCGCTGCCACCGGTGGCCCTCGCGGCGGTATGACCATGGTCGGGGAGCACGGCCCGGAGCTGGTCCGTCTTCCGGTCGGGTCTTCGGTGTTGTCCAACCCGGACACTCAGGCCGCACTGTCTGGGCACGGTGGCGGTGGCGGCACCATCCAGCTGGAATGGGTCGGTGGGGAAGGCGGGGACGACCTGATGAAGTGGATTCGGAAGAATATCCGGGCGCAGTACGGCAACAGCGCCAACTCGGTCCAGCTTGCGCTGGGACAGAAGTCCTAAGGAGGACACATGCATCGGTACAAGTGCTGGAACGCGGCGATGCCGACTACGGCCGCCATGTCGGCGGTGGCTACGGGCACCTCCATTAAGACGATGTTGCAGATCGCCACTCCCTCGACCCGGCAGATCCAGCTGATCTCGTGGGGGTACACGTTGTCTACCCTCCCGGGTGCGGTCGGCACCATCGAGCTGATCCAGACGGACGTGGCGGCTACTGTGACGGCTCACGTTGCCGCTGGGGTGCAGCCGTTGGATCCGAACGCCCCGCCGTCTCTGATGACCCTCGGAACGTCTGCTACGGGGTTCACGGCCACTGTCGAGGGCTCCATTACCGCAACCCGCGTGTTCGACACCGACCAGATCCCTATCGCCTCCGGCGAGGTCCCGCTGAACTACGACTACCAGTGGATGCCGGATGAGCGTCCGATCATTGCGGTGTCGAAGTTCCTGCGGGTTCGCGCTACCACTCCCACCAGCGGCGTGAACATGTTGACGTGGGTCTGTTGGGACGAATGATCATTCCGCCCGGTACGACGCGATAGCAACGAGGAGGTACAGCAGATGGCAACGGGTACTCCGGCTTCGGTGATGACGGCTTCGTGGGGTCGTTCCCAGCACCGGAAGGCCATGTTGCCGTCTGCGATCCCGGGGCCGATGAACCCTGCGGGTAGCGTGTCCGACCCCGGCCCCGGGCAGCAGACCGGCCTCACGGTTGAGATCTATGTGAACTCGGCATGGACGGACATCAGCGCGTACGTGTACTACCGCAACATGGTGCGGATCTCCAGGGGCCGCCAGGACGAGACGTCTCAGGTGCAGCCGCAGACGTGCACGATGACGTTGAACAACCGCGACGGCCGGTTCAGCCCTAGGAACCCTACGGGTCCGTACTTCGGGAGTATCGGCCGGAACACTCCGATTCGGGTGTCTCGGTTGCAGAACGGCGTCCGCCGGTACCGGTTCCACGGTGAGGTTACTGCGTGGCCCACCAACACCGACATCTCCGGCACCGACGTGTATGTGGACATCTCTGCTGCGGGTATGCTGCGGCGTCTTCGGCAGGGAACGCCACCGGCGCTGTCCGACTTGTACCGGGCGTTTACGCTGACGAACGCAGTCCCGAACGTGGTGGCGTACTGGCCGTGTGAGGACGGCGGAAGTTCCACCGGTATCACTTCTGGGTTGCCCGGCGGCCAGCCGATGACTTTTACGGGCACGCCTACGTTTGCCTCTGACAGTTCGTTTGCGGCTTCTAGTCCCATTCCGGTTTTGAATAGCAGTTCGTGGACTGCGCCTGTACCGTTTTCTGGGACGTGGACAGACAATGTCGTCCGGTTCCTTATGCATGTCCCCTCTGGTGGCGACACCGATGGGGGAGTGGTTGCTAGGTTCTTTACCGCAGGTACGGTGGCGCGGGCGGATCTTGTTTACAACTCCGCGTTTGGCGGAGAACTAACAATGAACGGGTACGATGCGTTTGGCAACTCTCTCTTCTCCCTCGGGCCCTTTGTTCCGTCCGCTGGAACAGGCGCCTACAACGGTCAGCTTTTCAGGGTGGGATTTGAACTTAGAACCTCTGGTTCCGGCGTTGAATACAGCTACCAGTCTTACCGAATTGTTACCCCCACTGATGGCACTGGGGCTGGCCCTTCCGGCACCCTTTCCTCGTCTTCGGTTGGGGCTATTACTGGCGTTGTCATCAACCCCAACAGCAATATGGTCGGCACCTCCATCGGCCATATCAGTGTTCAAAACGTCTGGGATTCACTGTTTGATATCCTGCCGCCGCTGGTTGCCAACTGGCAGGAAGGCAGACGGGGCCGGTTCACAAGGCTGTGCCTCGAAAACGGCGTAAATGCCGTTGCTGTTTTCCCAACCT